GGGAATTACAACCCTGATCGTTAGATCATGATGAGTCTGTGAATATTCACAGTGAATTTCGAAAGTTAGTGTCAATAACTATATTGTAGTCTAAGACTATATAATTAAAGAAATAAGAATATTTTAAATTTTAAATTATTAATTAAATTTATATGGAGCCAAAAGATTTAAAGGCTGCTCGGGCAATGTTGACCAATTTAAATGGTATGGCAGAGTCCAGAGCGGCTTGAGCAAGTAACATGCCTATTGGGTCATGAGCGGATTTCATTCCAGTCGCCACAGCAACGGTATTTGTACCTGCATAATTAATTGCAGGATTACCTTCTATGTTGTAGACAATCTCAAGATCCACTGCGCCTGTGGAGTTGGCAACCAAACCTGTTGCGGCGAAGACAATGTTTGTCCAACCGTCACATAGGATATAGGAAGCATCTCCCGGCTGAATAAAGGCTAATGAGGTTTGTCCGACGATATCGGTTCCAAAATAGTTATCTGATGATGCACGAAAGTGACAAGCAGTCGGTGAAACTAATTTAGGAACGATTTCATAAGAATTCTCAGCAGCATTTACGCATGAAGCTCGCATATGATAAGGAAAATCAACGAGAGAACCAACATCTATTTTTGAGGTTGAAAGAAAACCTGTCGATGGAATACCGGCAGAAATTATATAACGTCCAAGAGTAGATGTGGCCCAATTAGCACCTGTGGCTGCTTGACCCCCAACTGAACCACTTGTAGCACCTAAACTAGGATGATACAAGCCGTCACGAGGAGTCACAAGAGCTGCAGTTATTGTGCCTTGGGAAGTATTTATTGATTGAGTTTGTCTGACACGAATACCCCAATTAACAACACGATAATTAGACAACTTCTGTGAAAAGGAGGTTGAATCATTAACGTATTGTGCATTGGCAAAGGATGTACCATCCTTCATGACCATTGTAGACCCATTTGCGATTGAGTTCCGTGAGGACCAAGCGACAAATAAAGGATTTGGACATAAAACAACGTCTAAATCCCCGCTAGCATCAGCTTTAAGAGTAAGAAATTCTCGAACAGCGAATGTTACGGTGGGAGCAAAATATTGGTCAGGTAAACGTGAACCTGTGCCGGAGTCTGAAAAGGGATTTAAAAGTCCCTCTTTGTACTTACGAGCATCAGATGATAAATTATTAACATTTAAGTTTAATTTCCCTGGTTGATTTTTAACTAATTGATTATTATTAGGTATAGAAATCTTTTTATTTTTATTCTTATTTTTATTATTATTATTATTATTATTTTTGGACATATTTTGAATACGAACGTTTGAGGAAGCCATTTACGCTACAAAACCACTAAGATCTAGTTACATGGTTAGGTATGAAAACCTTATCCAATGTAAAACCTTTAAGCAATGTATCTTCAAGTAAAATTGGAGCTCGTTGTGGTAAAGGTAATCTTAGTGGTTGTCCATTATATGGACTATTTTTTCCTCTTATTGCGACGATTGGGTCGCGATAGTTCTGTATAAAATTTTTAGGTATAATTCTCAGGTCAGTTAATCCACATTTCTCTTTTAAAGAAGAGAAAAAGGTAGGCATTGTGCGTTTGGTGGGATGTTTTATTTCCCAAATATTTCCGTAAGTATCTTTCAGATCATTCGGACCATCGTCACTCATGATGTTTACAATATGATTATCAAAGGGCAGATTTTCTCTGGCCAGAGATATAAAATTTTGATCACTTGAAAGAACTTCTTTTAAGGAAAGAGCAAATCTATTATGAGAAAACTCAAGAAGGCCTTCCATATTTCTAGGGACGGTTCTTTTCGTGTAACTCAATTGTTTATTATTTGTACTCTTAACTAATGAAATATTAAATGATTTGTAATTACCTAACTTTATCATACATGAATATGCCTTATAGAGATAAGAGGCATAGTATTGTTGATAATGAGTTATTAAATATGGTAGTACAGAATCAAATCCAAAACCTCCGATCCATTTCGGGAGAAAGAGGTTATATTTTCCTTTTTGTGTTAACTGATTAATTATGTTTAAATGGTAATGTATAAATCTTCTATGAAGATTTTTTATAAGATTTTTTGGTATATTTTTCATTAATTTATTATAGTCATCCCAAATTGGGGACATATCTTTTTGTTTCCCTCCAGATAATTTGGAGGTACCAACCAATAAACCTATATTAATAAAAGGTATTTCTTTAAAATCAGATGTATATAATTTAGAATTTATAGTGAAAAAATCTTTGTTAAAAAAGTTTTTCCCTAAGGAAAGTTTAAAATCAACAAAAGATATATTCTTTTTCCAAATTGAATAAAAATCCAAATCTGACTTAAATAAAATATCATCACCATTAACTAAAACAGGGAGATCCTGTGGTAAGTATGTTTTTCCTGTATATTCTTCTAAAGAGATCCAGTAACAGATTAAGTTAATAATACAAAGTATAGGAAAACTAAGGGTAGAACCCATAAGTTGACCAGTTCGCTGTTGTGTTTCACTAACATTTTTAAAACCTTTAACTGGTGGATAGAAAATTCTTGACTCATATATGACAGAGCGCAAAATGTTAATCAAAACATCATCACTAATACCAGAATTTGAGAGAAATTTCTCAAAGACCAGTTTTGTGTATCTTATGTTAAGATTATCTGTTGCGGCTTTATAGTCTCCTGAGACAAAGAATTTAAAATCATTTCCTTTTTCTATTAAATGTAATATATTTGAAACTTGATCCAACGTTTGTCCAGTTAATACAAACTGATCAAATTGTTGGAGAAAATTCCACATAGATTTCTGGAAGAATTTTGATAAATAATAATTTAGTGCATAACCTTTGGAAATTAAGCGAACTTTTAATGGTTCCTTAACTGCCTGTATCTGAACACTTGAATTATAAGTAGAAACATAATTATCAGGACCACCTGTCCCTGAGGGGATAGATGTCCGTCCGTAATCCTTATATAGATCATAATCATTTTTTATTAAATTTTTAACCTCTTTGAAAGATGGATTATGTAATCCACGATACTCTAAAGTATCAGTGAGATATAATAAACTATCCTCTTGGAAATTAAAACGAGTAGATTCGACATAGTTTAAAACTTTGCCTGTATCTTTATCAATGATTTTTTTACCTATATCACCATAAACATCGGTGTTGACCTGCCATGAGATTTTTATATCATTTGTATCATTCACTCTATCACGAACTTCTTGACGTTGACCACCTTGACTTCTCTTATACATATAAGATGCAGATGTAGATGGTTCATATAATTTTGGTTCGGGTTTTATGAATTTATTTGATGCAAATAAACGATCAAGATATGATTTAAATTTTTGTTCGAAATCTAGATTAACTATAGGTTCTTGTGAAAGAAGTTTAGAATGACCTAGATATGACTCAACAACTATAGAGTCAGGAACAACATAACATGCTCTCTTAAGGCCTTCTTTAATGGTGTTAAAAAAAACACTATTTATGAAGGACTTAGAGATAATTCTTGAACGTACGAAATCTGATAAGGATTGGGACATTATTGAAATAGAAATAATTTTCCGTAAGGAAAAATCTTTTTGTATTTGGGGTAGAAATTCTGGACGCGGAGGTAACTCAGACTCACCAATATATAAAGCAAAAAGAAAATCCTTAATGTATTTGAAATATTTAAATAAGTTGTTATATTTAATGTTACTTAATTCATTAATAAATTTAGTAAAAAGATCAGCCTTTCGGTTAGAGATCTTTGGGTAACATTTGGTAAAACACTCTAGTAATGAACGTATAAAATGGGATAAAGAGAGAAAGTCAAAATCAAAAATCAAGAAGGCATAAGTATCCTTATGAGTTTTGATATATTTTTTAATAGACTTCTCGATTATAATTTTTGGTATACGTTCATGAATTTCAAATTCAGACGGAGATAATGATTTATAATAATTCTTAAAAGACCTTGAGATACACTCAACGGCCTGGTTTGACAATTTTTCGAAATTGGACTGATCAGCATATATAACTGTAGAAGTGAGTGATTTTAAAAAATCAAAACCACTTCTGTTTACAGCAATCATACTGACCGGTCGGCCCCCTAGGGCCCACTGGGAAGATGAACAAAACTCATCATAGTATCTGAGTAAATCAGAAACTATAAT